TCGGGCCGCGCGTCAACGCGCGCGGGTGCGGGAATCCGAATGAACGTCCTGGGCATGGAAGGTGCCGCCCCCCCCGGAGGGCTTCATCGCTTACGGAGGGACACGAGGGACCGCAAACACGCCTGGTTGGATGACGTTCCTGGCGGCTGGCGTGAATAAGCGCGTCCCCTTGGACCCTTACAATGGGGATTTCGTTCGGGCCGGTGCCAGTTTTGCCGAACGCAAGCCAACTATGCGCCGTGGCATTGATATTTCCGACATCACCTTCGGAAAAGACGCAATCCGCTGGCCGGGTGGGGACGTCTCTGGCGGCGCTATCAAGCTATCGGGCGTGCAAGCGTCCACTTCTTATGCTAATGATGCAGCAGCGGCGGCGGGTGGCGTCGGCGTGGGACAGGTCTACAGAAACGGATCTGTCGTGCAAGTGAGGATTGTATGACCAGAGACGAAGACGCTTTGATGGTGGCGCAGTCTGTCACGATGGACGGCAATGCGTTCCGGGCCATGGTGGCCGTTCTACAGGCCGCGTCGGGCGATATGCTCCATCGGCATGTGATGGTGGTGCAAGCGGCGATTGAGACGGCGCGGGCTGGGGCATCGCAATCTGAACCCGTCGAAACGGTCCAAGCCGGATGAACGGCGCGGCGGCGTTGCTCATCGTCTACCTTCTGATCTTTTTCGCCATCGGGTGACGCTATGACCACCGGCCTAACGTATGCACTCTACAAGACGCAGATTGCGACCATGGCCGTGGTCGAGGAAACCGACGCCGCTTTCGTCGAAATCCTGCCGCAAATGATCACCTACGCGGAAAACAGGATTTGCCGCGATCTAGACTTCCTGTTCACGTCAACGTCCATCACCGGCTATTCTGTGACCGGCAACACGCGATCCATCACGATCCCGGAAGGCACGATCGTCGTCAGCGAGCAAATCAACATCATCACGCCATCCGGGCAGACCAACCCGGATCTTGGCACACGCAACCCATGCACGCCGGTCACGAAAGAGTTTCTTGACGCCGTGTATGGGTCCGCGTCGTCTGCCGGCCTGCCCGCCTACTTTGCGCCGTTCAACGATAACGTGTTTCTTGTCGGTCCGTTCGCCGATCAGACCTATTCGGTCGAGATTGTCGGAACCTACCGGCCGGAAAGCCTGTCCGCGACCAATACCGAGACGTTTATCAGCCTGTATCTGCCCGACCTGATGATCATGGCGAGCATGGTCTACGTTTCGGCCTATCAGCGCAATTTCGGCCGGCAGTCGGACGATCCGGCCATGGCGGTGTCATATGAGGCGCAATACCAGACCCTTTTGCGTGGCGCGGCGATCGAGGAAGCGAGGAAGAAGTTTGAAGGATCGGGTTGGACCTCGCAATCCCCGTCGCCTACCGCAACCCCGACGCGGTAGCCATGCCGCACGCATCCATTAAGCTAATCCCCGGCGTAGACCAGAACCGCACGCCCGCGCTCAATGAGGCGGCGGTATATGCGTCGCAGCTTATCCGGTTCGTGCCCGATCGTCAGGGCCTCGGCTTGATCCAGAAGCTAGGCGGATGGACCAAATACTACGCCAACGCCATCGGCTCCGTGGTGCGGTCCCTGTGGGCATGGGAAGACACAAACGCCGCCTCACATTTGGCCGTGGGCGCCGAAAGCAGCTTGTCCGTCATCACGAATGGCGCGCTGTCCGATATCACGCCAGAAACCCGCACAGACGACGCAGCGGTTGATATCGACACGATCATTGCTGACAACACCATCGTCATCAACGCCGTGGGTCTCAGCGTCAGTCCCTATTGGTCTGTCTATCTGCCGGTGCATATCAGCGTCGGCGGTATCGTCCTGTTTGGCATGTATCAGTGCTACAACGTTGGCTTACTCGCCAACGTATTTGAGATTGAGGCAACTGACGCGCCCACGGCGGCGGTCACGGGCGGGGGTGCGGTCCCTGAAATCGACACGACAAGCGGCAGCGCCACGGCACTGATCACGCTTGCCGACCATGGCCTAGCGGTTGGCGATACGTTCCCCATTCTCGTTTCAACCGACGTCGGGGGTGTCACATTTTACGGCAACTACCTGGTTCGCACAGTTCCGACTTCTGGAACCTTCACGATCACGGCGGCGACAACCGCCACGTCTACAACGTCGGGATTTGTGAACGGTGGCGACGCGCGGTTTGTGTTCTATGCCACGCCGGGGCTGATCCCTGCCGGCACGGGCTACGGCGCGGGCGGGTATGGTTCCGGCGGGTATGGTTCCGGGTCCACCATCACGACGACCGCAACGTCGATCACGGCCGATGATTGGTGCCTTGATAATTGGGGCGAAATCCTGGTCGCCAACCCGTTCAATGGCGCCATCTACTATTGGTCCCCCACGTCGGGCGATACGACTGCGATCGTCATTCAGGCCGCGCCGATCACCAACCACGGCATTATCGTCGCCATGCCGCAGCGGCAGATTATCGCGTGGGGCACGACGTTTACGAGCATTCATGACCCGTTGCTCATTCGCTGGTGCGACGTAAACAATTTCGATGTGTGGATTGGCACGGTCAGCAATCAGGCCGGGTCCTACCGCATTCCCAAAGGGTCCCGCATCGTCCAGTGCATCCAAGCGGCGCAACAAACCCTCATCTGGACGGACCTCGGCTTATGGGCCATGCAATACGTGGGGTTGCCCTACGTCTACCAGTTCAATGAGTTGGGCAATGGCGTTGGCTTGATCGGGCGCAAAGCGGCAACGTCCATGAGCGGCGTTGTCTACTGGATGGGCCAGTCTCAGTTCTATCGGTTCGGGCAGAACGGGCCGGAGCCAATCCCGTGCCCTGTTTGGGACGTGGCGTTCCAAGAAATAGACATGGCTTATGTGGACAACATCCGCATAGCGGCTAACTCTCGGTTTGGGGAGGTTTCTTGGTATATCCCGACGATTGGATCGGGCGGCGTCCCAACGATTTATCTCAAATACAACACGCTAATCGGACAGTGGGACTACGGTTCCCTTACCCGCACGGCATGGATCAATGAAAGCGTGCTAGGCGCACCGATAGCGGCGGGCACGCTTTCGGGTGGCACGGGTAGCTATGTGGTGCAGCACGAAACGTCTACCGATGGCGTGGACGTGGAGGGCAACCCATCGGCCATTGTGTCTGTGTTCAACACCGGGTTTCTGACGTTGAACGATGCCGACCTAAAGATGTTCGTGGATCAGGTTTGGCCGGACATGAAATGGGGATACTTCAACGGCGCTCAGACAGCGCAGGTCTTTATATCGTTCGAGGTGTGCGATTACCCGGGCCAAACGCCATTGGTTTACGGGCCATATGCCATGACGCAAAGCACAACCTACATCACGCCACGGTTTCGCGGGCGGCTGGTCTCAATCAAAATTGAGAGCGCTGATACCGGAAGCTTTTGGCGAATTGGCAACATTCGCTACCGCGTGCAACCGGATGGAAAATACTGATGGCATCGCAAGATGACATGCTCACGACGCAGAAGAATGGCGTCCTTGCGACAAACTCCGTCGTGTCCGTCATCCGTCGCGCGCAAGGGCAATACACGTCTCAGACTGTCACGGCGGCAACGGTGATAGCCACTGGCGAGGGGTTTCTTGTCAACTTCTCCATCGTCGTGGCGGGTGCGGCGGGCGTGATTTACAATTTCAACTCGGTCACGTCCCCGCCGGCTTCCGGCGCTCTTGCCGCTACGCCCGCGACGGTCGGGATTTACTCGGCCGGCATGGTGTTCACTTCCGGCCTTGTCGTGGTCCCCGGCGCCGGCCAATCCGTCAACGTCACCTATTCACTTGGAGGCGTCGATGCCGTCAACCAACGCGCCTAAGCTCCATACCGGCCCCATTCATAGCCACGTAGCAGGCCGCACCGATCACCTTCCCATGCATGTGCCATCGGGCAGCTACGTCCTGCCGGCGGATATCGTCTCGGCTATGGGCGAGGGCAACACGATGGCGGGCTTCAAGGTTGTCAAGGGCATATTCTCTAAGCCTGTTCCATTTATGGGAGGTTTGCCGTATAACGCTCAAAGTGTCGGAAAAGCGAACGGCGGGTCTACGTCTCCCCCCGTTCCGATTGTCGCGGCGGGTGGCGAGTATGTCATAGCGCCGCATGAGGTGACGCATATTGGGAAGGGTGACATGGATCATGGCCATAAAATCCTGGATGCGTTTGTGAAGAAGATGCGGGCGAAGACGATCAAGACGTTGAAGGGCCTTCCCGGGCCGAAGAAGGATTGAGCATGAGCGAAAGCCTTACCGTCCGCATTGGTGGCCCGACCGATATCCATGACTGCATGGACCTGGCACGCGCCGCGTGTGACGAGAACGGCTTTGTGAACCCGAACGATCGCAAGATACTTGGCGAGATTTGGGCCGCGCTAAATCAGGATCACGGGCTTGTCGGGATCATCGGCCCCAAGGGAGGCCAGCTGGAAGGCGCCATCCTGCTTCGCGTGGGTCCCATGTGGTATTCCGACGATGCGGTGCTGGAAGAAAAAGCGATTTTCATTCATCCAGGCTTTCGCCACGCCAAGGGCGGGCGTGCGTCGCGGCTGTGCGAATTTTCCAAGAGCATCGCAGACGCGCTCGGTATCCCGCTCATCATTGGTGTGCTGTCCAACGCCCGCACCGAGGCAAAGGTAAGGCTTTACGAGCGGCAGTTTGGTAAGCCGGCGGGGGCGTTCTTTCTCTACAACGCCCGCACCGGAACCGTGGCGCCGGAACCCACCGAAACGACGGAGGCTTAACGAATGGGTGCCGGCGGTAAGGGTTCAACATCTAGCCAATCGGTTAGCATCCCGCCGGAAGTTCTGGCGCGATACAACTCGATTAACGCGCGGGCCGAGGACGTCGCGTCAACTCCGTTCGTTTCCTACTCGCAGGACCCGCGCGCGTTCGTGGCGCCGCTTACGGGATCGCAGCGGGCCGGCATTCAGAACGTCAACGCCGTGCAAGGCATGGCGCAACCGTCCATCAATACCGGGCAAAACATCGTCGCCGAAGGATTGCGACAGGGTGCGCCGCTGCAACAGCAAGCCATCAATACGATCGGTGGCGCTCGCGGGCTTGGCGACTTGCTCTATGGCGGGTCACTTGGCACGTCGGCACAAGGCACGGATATCGGACGCAATCTTTACGGCGGGTCTCTCGGCACGTCGGCAGCGGGCACGCAAGCCGGCCGGCAACTTTATGGCCAGTCGCTCAATACGTCTGGGCAGGGCCTTGGCGCCGCGTCAGACATCTACGCCCGGTCTCTTGCGGCCATTCCGCAAGCGGTCAATACCGGGCGGCAATACGCCGGGCTGGCGGGGGATTATCTCTCCGGCGGCACGCGCGACGTAAACGCGCAACAGTTTAGCGGCGATGCGTTGCAACCGTTCATGTCGCCATACATCAACAGTGTAGTAAAATCGCAACAGGCGTTGCAGGAACAGGAAAACGCTAAGCAGCGTTCCGCCATGACCGGCGACGCGATCAGGGCCGGGGCGTTTGGCGGCGATCGGGCGGGCATCGCGCAAGCGGAGCTTGGCCGGCAACAGTCCCTCGCCAATCAGGCGACGCTCGCCAACATTCTGCAATCCGGCTACGGACAGGCCGCAAACCAGTTCACGCAACAGCAGGGCATCAACCTGTCCGCCGATCAGGCCAACCGCGTGGCGCAACAATATGGCGCGCAACAGTCGGCGGCACTAGGTCAACAGCAATACGGGCAGGGCCTTGGCGCGGCACAGGCGGCGGCCGGTATGGGCCAAAGCATCTACGGCATGGGCGCGCAACAGGCCGGATTGCAGCAATCCGCCGCTCAGGGCGTGGGCACACAGGCGCAACAGCAAGCGGCTATGCAGCAGGCGGCGGCGCAAGGCATCGGCACACAGGCGCAGCAACAGGCCGCTATGCAACAGCAGGCGGCGCAGGGCTTGTTCGGCCAGGCGGCGCAGCAAGCGGCAGTTCAGCAGTCGTCGGGTCAGAACCTCTACAATATGGGTCTGGGCGGTGGGCAGGCTTACGCGGGCCTTGGCGTGCAAGGGCAGAATACCGCCTTGCAGGGCGCGCAAGCGCAGATGGGCGCTGGCCAGATGGAGCAACAGACCAACCAAGCCGGTCTGTCCGCGCTTTATAACCAGTTCTTGCAACAGCAGGGCTTCCCGTATCAGCAGGCGCAGTTTCTCGGCAACATCGCCATGGGAACGGGCGCGCTGTCCGGTTCGACCACACAAACTACGCAGCCGTCTTTCTCCGATCTCCGGTTGAAGGAAGACATCAAGCCGGTTGGCGAGACGTTCGACGGGCAGAAGATTTACAGCTACCGCATGAAGGGCGAAAACCGCCCACAACTCGGCCTCATGGCGCAAGAGGTTGAAGGCGCGCATCCCGAGGCGGTCGGATTGGCGGGCGGGTATAAAACGGTCGATTACGACAAAGCGACCGAGAAAGCGGCCAAGCGCGGGCATTTTGAGGTAGGCGGCGGCGTCGGCGGCGATGGCATGGGCGGTATGGGCGAAGGCGGCTTCGGCGGGTCTGATGCCAGTAGCTCCGGCGGCATGGATGGCAGCACGGGCGGCGATGGCGACGGTAGCGGCAACCTGTATCCGCAGATCGCGCAAGCCTTGGCGGCGGTCACGTCGGCGGCCGAACCCGCCGCGCCGGTCTATCGTGCGCCTTACGAGCGTCAAACCCCGCTCACGTATCAGCCGTGGGGCGGTTCTCAGTCGCAGTCCACCGAACCAACCCGCAACGACTTCGGTTTCTACTCAGCCCCGACCATGGGCGCCGGGCAATACGGTGGCAGCTACGGTATGCCGCAATCGTCTGGCAAGATGCCGCAAGCGTCTGGCAAGGGTCCGTCATCCTCCGGCTTTGCGAGCGGCGGCCGCGTGGGCTTTGCCGATGGCGGAAGCGCGGCGGACTACATCAACATGCTGGGCATGAGCGGAACCGACTTGGCCAAGGCACAAGCGGCCATGTATGCCAACGCGCCATGGTCCGGGGCGTCGGGTGCCGGCGATCGCATCAAGCACACGTTGCAGGCTCCCAAGGGCGGATTGGCTTTGCCGGCGCTTCCGCGTGAGCGGCCGAATGCTTTGCAAACTGCCGGCGCTGCGGCCAACACCATCGAAACCATGTGGAAGCTTGGGGAGAAGGGCGCGGAAGGGCTAGGCAAGCTGTTTGACGGCAAAGACACCGCCGACATGACGAAAGAGGCATGGGACAAGATCGACCCGGAGTTGCTTGGCTCGATCTTCAAGGCTGACGGTGGATCGGTTGGCGAAGAAGACGACGACGCGCCGCTCGGTCTGTATGCGCCTCCCGGCAAGGGCATCAACATCCCTGACGAAAAGCCGACGGCCAAGCTCGCGACCGCATCAGGTGGTGGCGGCGGCGGGGGCGGAAAAGGCAGCGGTGCGGCTATCGGTTCTTTGGCCGGCGCGACTATCGGCAGCATGATCCCCGGTATTGGCACGGCGCTGGGTGGGTTGTTTGGCGGCACGCTAGGCGGGGCACTCCTACGCCAGTCCGGTGGGGCGGTCACGCGCCATGGCTACGCGACCGATGGCGCCGTTGACGATACATCGCCTGACGTGACGGCGGCTTTGGAGCAAATCAAGAAGAACGTCGCATACCGGCCCGCGCCGGAAACGATGGACTTCCTCAAGCGCGAGGTAATGCCCAAGGAAAGCGGTGGGAAATACAACGCCATCTATAGCCCTGATGGCAAGCCGATCACGTTTGACGATTATTCTGACCATCCGCGCCGCCGGTCCACCATTCCGGCCGGACAGCCGAACGCCGGCCTGACTTCCGATGCGGCGGGCGGCTATCAGTTCCTTGGCAACACATGGACGCCGATCAAGGAAAAGCTCAACCTGCCGGACTTCTCTCCGGCCAGCCAAGATGTTGCCGCCGGCTATCTGGCGGAAACGGACTATAAGAAGCGAACCGGGCGCGACCTGGCGGCCGATCTGGCGTCGGGCGACCCCGAGGCGGTGAACCGCGCGAAGGTGGCGCTTGCGGCGACTTGGCCCACCCTCGGACCACGCCAAAAGCCCGGCCTCGGCGCCGTCGCAAACGATACCGCGCCGCGTGAGGCTCCGGCCCAACCCGCTATCCCGTCATCCATCATGGCGATGATGGACACGCAACAAGCCGAGAAGCCGGCGGCGAAAGAGCGCTCGTTCATGGATAGCCTCACGAGCAAGGATTTCTTGCTCCCGGCGCTGTCCGCTATCGGCTCCTACATGGCGGCCGGCGCTCCGACGCAGGCCGGCGCGCTTGGCGCTGCGGTTATGGGCGGGACGGGCACGCTACTCCGTCAGCAGCAGCTTAATTCCATGCTGGCCAAGCAGGCCGAGGAAACCAAGGCGATCCCGGATCGGATCGGGATTGAGCGGCAGACCAAGGCGCTTGAAGCCGTCAAGTTTTGGGATCAGTCGTTTGCACAGGTCCCGAACCCGGACCCGGCAAAGTATGGCAACACGCCTTACTTGTTCCGTGGTCCGAATGGCGAATTGCTCACGCCTTCGCAGAAGCAGACGCTTCTTTCCAAGGTCTACACGGGCATCTCTGGAACGTCTTTCCCGGTTGGCGAAAGCATCCGGGATGGCGCCACGACGCAGGGAACCGTTACCGCTCCGGCGGCGAGTGGCACCGCGCCGCGTGAGGGTGTGCAGGCTACGCCGTTAGCGCCTCCCCCTGCCGCTGGGCAACCGCCGGTCGCTACCGCTCCGGCGCGCGTAGAGGCAACGGTGCCGTTCCAAGGCGTAGAACCTGCCGTGTTGAACGATCTGATCCCGGAAGATCGTCCGGACCTATTGGGCGTGCAAGCCGCGGAGTTGCGGGCGAAAGCCGATAGTCTTCGCGAGGCTGGGGCAAACCAAGAGGACGTTGAGCGGATTACGCGCCAAGCCGAGGAAAAGGAAACCCGCCGGCAGAAGATCATTGCTGGTGAAATTTTGCCGTCCGTTCGCCGGGACGCCACTAATCCAAAGGCGGCGCAAGAGGTGCGTGATGCGTTCCTCAAGTGGACGATGAATGTTCCGGAGAATAAGAAGGTTGTGAATGCCTTGCGACCGGAAATGAACGCAATAGAGACAAATGCGGCTACCCTTGCCAATCTTGCTGATATCTTCTCGACGTTTGAGGCTGGCAAGTTTGAAGACGTGAAAGCTGACGTTGCGGGCAAGCTGATCGCTCTTGGCTTTGATGTCCCGGAAGACGCGAGAAATTCGGCGGCGGATTTGGAGCGTGTGACCAAAGACAGCATGAAGCTCGCGCTGGAAGCGTTGCTGAAATATGGGAACAAGGCGCCGGCAACGGAGCTTAACACTACGTCGAAAACCGTTCCTACAGGGACGATGCAGCCGAAAGCCGTTCGGGACGTTCTCGGTGGGTTGATCGGTGAAACCGCATACGCCAAGAAATACCAGAACGATCTTGCGGCTTACGCCAAGAACAACCAAGGCGCGGACCTGACGACATGGACGGCGGAATGGCAGAAGGCTAATCCGATGGCCAAGTTCAAGGATGAAGCCAAGGCCAACCTTGCTGTGCGTGGCGCCAATCCGCAGAATTGGGGCGATGCCAAGCCGGGTTGGGTCTACATCATTGAGCCGAAGTCAACGAGCGGCGGCGTGCCTATCGGCAAGCCTACCAAGGCCCGGTTTGAAGGCATCGACAAAGACGGCCGTCCTGAATTTTCTGAGGTGAAATAGCCATGGAAGAAGGGCGCCGGTTCACTCTGGATGTAGACGTTCCGATCAAGCCGCGACCGCCGACAGAAGAAGGCCGGCGGTTTACGCTTGACGTTCCAACCGCATTCGACACGGCAAAAGACGTTGGTATGTCTGCCGCAACCAAGTTCCCCAAGGGCGCGGTGGCAGGCACGCTAGGCATTCCGGGATTCTTGAACGACATAACCACGGCCGGCGTTAGCAAGCTGATCGAAAAGGGCCTTGAAGTTGGAGAGTGGGCAGGCATTGCCGAACCCGGCAAAGCCGCGCGCTTCAAGAAAGAAGCCGAGACTATCAGGCCGCCCGCTTTCCCCGGACTAGGCGCGCGATCTATGCCGGCGCCGAACGCGGGCGAAATCACGCAGGTTATGGAAAACAAAATTCCGGCGCTTGCTTATGAACCAAAGACCAAGGCCGGAGAGTATGCCGGATCAGCCGCCGAAATGGCAGGCAGTGGCATCATGCCGGGCATGGGGCCAGGTGCCACCGCTCTCGGTCGCGTCGGCCTTGGTGCCGTCGGTGGCACATCAGCGCAAGCCCTAGGCGATCTTGGCTCCGTGTTCGGGCAAGAGGAAATCGGCCGCGTTGTTGGCGCTCTTGCCGGTCCTGCCGCGCTGCAAGGCGTTCGGTCGGGGGCTAAGAGCCTCGCCAATCCGAAAGGCGTAGCGGATGATGAGATAGCGAAGGCACTGAGCCAAGACGTTCGGGCTGGTCGATCAACCATGTCTCCCGCAGAAATCGCACAGGCGGAAAAAGCAGGGGCAATCCCGGCGGTTGCTGACATGGCGGGTCCCGCGACAAAGAAGCTAGTCGAGAAATACGGACTGGCGGGAGATGACGCGACGGCGGCCTTTGCCAAGTTGAATGACACCATCCAAGGCCGGTCGGCGCTGGCCGGCGATCAGTTTGCCGCACGACTGACAAATGACCACGGCGCGGTGACGGATGCGGCCACGCTGCAAACCATGATGAAGGAAGCGGCGAAGCCTGCAATCGACCGCGTGTATCAAGTATGGAAAACCGATCCCAAGGCCGCGCAGGTGTGGACGCCTGCGTTGCAACGATGGGCGTCCGGTGACGAAATGCGAGATGTCATTCGTAGCGTCGAGAAAATCGCCACCGATCCCGACGCCGGGATCATCGGGCGTGGCGTGACGGGCAACGGGATTATCCCTCGCAATGGCGTTCCGGGTGAGGCACCTAATCTTGTCTTTTGGGATCAAGCCAAGCGCAAGTTGGATGATCTGATTGCAGCGGCCAAAGAAAGCAAGCAAGACGACCTAGCGCGGCGACTGTCTCTGAAAAAGCGTCAGCTTGTCGCAGAAGTTGATGCAATCGTCCCATCATATCAAAAGGCTCGCTACGATGCGGCCGAGGATATCGGCGCGCGGAACGCTCTTGAAGACGGATACTTCGGCTTGAAGAAGGGGGATTCTTTCTTCACGCGCGACATCATGGAGAAATTCAAGAAGGCAGACCCGCAGGACAAGAACCTATTCCGCACGGGTATTTCCTCCCGCTTGGCTGAAATGGCGATCGAACCCGGCGGGGTCAAAAAGGTTGAAACCTTGCTATCGTCTCCGCTCATGCAAAAGCGTCTCAAATCCGTGTTCGGTGATGATGCGTTTGACGCTATGTATGGGCACGCTCTCGCCAATGCGAACATGGCCAAGCTGAAGCCGTTTGCAGCGAATGAGCAGCACAACCTTCCCTCTTTGTCAGAGGCTGGTTTATCGGCCTTAGGTGGCGCCGGGGCGCTTCCGCTGATTACCGGGATGACGGGAAGCACTGTCTGGCATCTGGCCGGGGTAGCGGCAGGTGCCGCCCTAGACGTTGGCATTCGCGCGGCTAAGGGCGCCCGTGAACGCGCCATCGCGCCGCATGTCATGCAACTTCTATCATCCACTGATCCGGCCGATCTTGCGCGCCTCGGCAAGCTCGCCATGGAAATGCCGGAAGCCAAATCCTTCCTGCAAAACGCGACAACGGCCATGGCCAAGGCGGGCGTGACATACGAACGCGCTAACCCGTCAAAGGCGCCAGAGGATAGACCCGCGCGCGCATCCGGTGGCCGCACGTCGCTCCCAGACCATGAAGCCGAGGCGGATCGCTACATCGCCCTTGCCGAACGCCACAAAAGCCGGCTTGGCCGCGAGACGGAACCGCTCCTGAAACACGACGATACATCCATCGCCAAGGCGCTCGAAGTCGCCAACCAAGCTATTTAGGGACCGATCGCCATGGCTAGCACTTACACCACCAACAAGCGCATCGAAAAGCCGGGCTTCAACGATTACGTCAACACGTGGGACGTTCCGGTCAATGCCGACTGGGACGTTGTAGACAAGGCGTTCGGCGGCATCCAGTCGGTCTCCCTCACGAACGTCAACGTCACACTCACGCAAACCCAATGCCAGAACGTGAACGTGTTGTTGACCGGGACGCTTTCTGGCAACGTGACCATCTATTTCCCGGCCAGCGTGGCGGGCTTCTACATCGTCCGGAACACGACAAGCGGCGCCTATACCGTCACGCTCGCATCCGATGGCGGCGGGGCTGCGACGGTCACGGCGGTTCGAGGATATGCAACGCTGATATGGTCCAATGGGACCAACGTCTATCTTGCCAATGACGTGATCGCCGGAACCGGCCTATCGGTATCCGGCAACAGGGTATCCCTGTCCGCGCCGGTATCCGTGGCGAATGGCGGCACCGGACGATCCACACTCACCGCCAACTATGTGCTGCTCGGGAACACCACGACGGCGGTGCAGATGGTCGCGCCTGGCACGTCGGGCAATGTCCTGACAAGCAACGGGACAACGTGGGCATCCGCCTCGGCCAACTTTGGCAGGGGGGCGTCGGTTGTCAAAACGGGTTCGCAATCTATCACGACGGCAACCACCACGGCACTGACTTGGCAATCAGCCGTTTATGATAGTTCCTCGGTTTACTCCGGCGCGACGCCATCAAGGCTAACGGTTCCGTCCGGCGTGTCTTTGGTATCGCTTCAAGCTGGCGTGATTTGGAGCCCGAACGGGTCCGGCTATCGGCAGGTCTACATTCGGAAAAATGGCAGTCTAGCCAATCTGACGCCATCCGACACAACTCCGACTATTGCTGGCATCAACGTCAACCAGAACGTGGCATCCGGTGTGCAATCCGTCACACCCGGCGACTATTTTGAGACGTGCGTGTATCAGGATTCCGGCTCTACCCTTTCCGTGGATAACAGCGCCGTTTGCTGGTTCTCCATGACCATCCTGCGCTGATCGGAGACGCGCCATGCTCGCCTTTCTTCTCCCCCTACTCGGCCCGGTCATCTCCAAACTAACCGGCATGATCCCCGATCCGGCCGAACGCGAACGGGCGCAGGCCGAGGCGATGGCGTCTCTGCTTGCCGCCGCACAACAGGCCGATCAGATGCAGGCCAACATCAACCAGACCGAGGCGGACAGCGGCTCCATATTCGTCGCGGGATGGCGTCCGGCGGTCGGGTGGGTCTGTGCCTCGGCCTTGGCCTATCAATACCTGGCACGGCCGATCGTAGGCGCGGGAATGGTGGCTTTTGGACATGGCGACATGGCAGGCACGTTGCCCGCCTTGGATGACAGCCTATGGGAATTGCTACTAGGTATGCTCGGAATGGGCGGCCTGCGGACGTTTGAGAAGCTGAAGGGCATCGCCGCCAAGTGAACGAATAGACCGGCCCCGGCGGGAACCGGGACCGGCCCCCTACGCCCGCCACGAGGAATGCAGCCTCATGACCACTGACGATATGCACGCCCGTTCGCGCCTAGGTATAGCCTGGGTCACAGACCTTGCCGCCAAAGCGTGACAAACGGTTTCAGGGGGTTTTCAATGACGTGCGGCCAAAGCAAACTCATGACAAAATCATCAATTCCCTCTGGGGTGCCGCGAAATGGATAGCGCAACGACTGGGGGAAGGCGCGCTTCCTACGCTCGGCCGGCTGCTCGCAGAGTGGGCCTGGAAAGCTGGGGCCGGCGCCGGGGCGGTCTGGTTGTGGGAGTTCTGGCGCTCCTGATCCTGGCTTGGCGGACGCTGCGGGACCATCCTTGCAAGTGGTGCTTGCGGTCGGCGCCGTTTCTCGTCGGCGGGCTGATGTTTGCGTTTCGGGATCAGGTCGCGGAGGTGTTGCGGCTCCTGTTGGCCTAACCTCTCGGCATCCTCCCGGAACCTCTCGCCATCCTCTCGGCGCGCGTGGTATCCCGATCGCGCTACTGCGGGTGCGGTCACTAACCAATCGGAGTGCGACATGGCAAAGACACTGGCGTGGACGCGTAAGGAAGGTAAGGCGGAGGCAGGCGGCCTCAACGCTAAGGGGCGCGCCTCCTACAACAGCGCCAACCCTGGCAAACCAGGGCTAAAGGCGCCGCAGCCAGAGGGCGGCCCCCGCCGGGATTCCTTCTGCGCTCGAATGAAGGGTATGAAGAAAAAGCTGACTTCGGCTAAGACCGCCAACGATCCGAACAGCCGCATCAATAAATCCCTCCGAGCGTGGAAGTGTTGATGCGTCGGGCGGGCGGGTGGTATCTCGATCGCGCTGCCCCACGTAGCTCAGTTGGTAGAGCCTAGGCGCGCCGGATCGTCCCCGGCCGTGATGCAGAGCCTCGCCGCTCGGCCCGTAGGGGGTGGCAAGGATACAGGGCGCGGACGCCGCTCGGGTCACACCCCGCAAGCGGCGTCTTCGCATGGTAGCGTTGCTTCGTTCAGATCAAACGGCAACCGGCCTTGATCCCGCATAACGCGCGCCATCGTGGCATAGTCCTCGCGGTCGGCTCGGAACGTCGCGCCTCTCCCGTGTCCGCGTGGGGTGGCTTCCTGGTCAACCCACC